TCTTAAATTAGGAGTTTTTAAATCAAATAATCTTTGTCTTAAAGCCATAGCTATTTCAGGAGTAATTGTATTAGGATTAATTTTTATAATATCATTTACAACATTTAATAATTCTTTATCTAAAGGACTAATATTTGTAGTTTTTTGTTTATTTACAATTTTTTTTAAATCTGCTTCTACACCTTTTTTTAAATTTTTAGCTACACTTACAACATTATTAAAATCTAAAGTTACATTTTTATTTTTAGCTATATTTTTGGCTACATTATATGCTAAAGTTACTGCATTTCCTGAAGTTTTTTCATAATTAACAATAGCGTTTTGAATATTTTTACCTGCTGTAACAAAATTAGCGTCTTTTGGAATATTTTTAAATTCTTTTAATAAATTATTTTCTGCATCTTTAGCTGATTTAGTTATACCATTAACAATAGCGTTAAAACTTTCTTTGTTGCCTAACGCATCTATAGCTCCACGCAAAGAATCTTCCATATTTCTTACATAATCTCCTAAATTACCATAAGTCATTTTAGATTGTGCAGTTAATCTTTTTATTAAAGTAGAACCAAACCCTGTAGTAAGCACCTGACCAGGTAAAGGCTCTGGCATACCAAGTTCTTTTGCTGCTTGTTGTAAATTTCTTCCTTCTTCTTGTACTTTAAATAAACCTCCTCCGCCATAACCTCTTACGCCAGAAGCAACATTTTCTAATAATTTTCCTGCTGTTGCTCCTCCTGCTGACCATAAAGCTGATTTTAAAGGTCTATCTCTATATGCTTCTGTAAATGATTCTTTTTGTGTTCCTGACATTTCTTGCCCTAATTGCCTTAATCCCTCTCCTCCTGCTCCTATACCTCCATAATATCCAATATTTTTTAAAAACCCCCAACCTCTACCTATTGGCGATATTGCTAACCCTATTTCTGGTGCTAAATGAGGAACAGAATATGTTAATTCCATAACATCAGTTAAAAATTCTTTAGCATCTAAATCTTTTATTCCTTGTAAAAATGGTTTATCTACAAATGCCATAGGTTCATTAGGATTTTTTCTAAAAGTTAATTTTCCAGAATAAGTGTCCATTGCTAACTCACCTTCTGGATATGCTTTTTTAAATGCTATTTGTTTTTCTTCTATTGTATCGCCTTTAAAAGATAAAGCACTACGCAAACCCATATCTTTTAAAGGACCAGGTTCAGGAGCATATCCTGTTCTTTCAGATTTATCAGCAGTTATTATAGTATCTAAAAAAGAATCTAAATCATCATCTTGTATATTATAAATTCTATCTTGAGCACCTGCCATTTTTTATCCTTTATCTATTTCTTCTATAGCGAAAAACCATTTCTTCTCGCCCTGCCATTGATTGTTTTATTATTTTTTTAATAGTGTTAGCGTCAAACCCTAATCTTTCTAATCTTTGTGCATAAATTTTTAAATTTTCTTTTGTATATGGGAAAGGGTCTACAAATTCTGTATTATTTTGTTTAGCTTCTTCATAAGCTAATTGAATTTCTGCTCTATCTCTTGCTAATTCTTGAATTGACATAATTTGCATAATAGCACCATATGCTTTTCCAGGACTTCCTGACCATATATCTTTAGAAGCTAATGCTTCTCTAGCTATTCGTTGTTCTGCTTCTGTGTACCTTCCAGATTCTTCTCCAGTTATTGCTTCTATTGAAGCAGCTAAATATAATTGCATTTCTGTTCTTAAAGCTGAAAGTTCTTCTGCAGATACATCTGCTAATACTTTAGTTAATCTATCCTCTAATTCTAAAGAATTTCCTGTAAATCCATCTATAAATGCTCCTACTCCTGTTGCTTTTTCTACAAATTCTCCATAACCACCAGTAATAGGAATATCTTTTAAATTATTAATTAAAGATGCGCCTGACAATAATTCTCCAAAAGAATTTGTTATAGTATCTGATAACTTATCTAAAGTAGTTTGCGGTATTTTTCCTGTGTAAATTTTAGTAATATTGTCTTTAAGAGGTTGTTTCCAATCTTGACTTACAGTATTTGCAATTAATTGTTGTAAAGATTTTCCTTCTGGATTAAAACCTTTTTTAAATTGAAACTTAACAGTTGCATTTGAAGGAAAATTAAATCCTAAATTATTTGCTTCTGCTCTTTGTTCATCATTTAATGTATATACAATATTTTCACCTAAATCTGGTTTATCTGGTGATAAAGGTGATATATCTATAGGTTCATTAAATTCCCCACGATATATAGGTAAACCAGTTTTTGGGTTTATAAACATATTTACTATTGTTGGTTTGCCTGTAGAAGTATAATAAGTTTTTTGACTTTTAAATTGTGGTAGTAAATTTCTTTTTCTTTCTTCTTCTGCTAATTCTAAATTTCGCATATACTGCTTATATTCTGATTCATCAAACCCTGCACCCCTTAATGCTTGTGATAATGCTACATTTGCATTTGGATTTAATGTTACTGGTTCTTCTTTACCACTTAAAAATCTAGTTAACATACTACTATCTTCTGGAAATTCCTCCCCAACTGTTAGTGTTGCTGGTCTATCTCTAAGCCAAGAAGAAACCCCTCCACCTTCCACATTAGTCGGTACTATATGATCGCCTGGCAACACTTTATCTGGATTATCTCTAGCAAATTGTGCAGCTAATTGATCCTCTACAGGGATTCCCTGCTCAAATAATTGTTCTTCTGCTATTCCACTTGAAGCATAATTTCCTAGTGTATCCCCATAAGTAGAAGGGCCAATAGGAGCATACGGAACACCTAATGGAGCTTCTGTTGATGCTTTAAACGCATCTCCTCTTACAAATGTACCTTCAGGGCTTATAGATACTTGACCAGGAACTAAATCTGTCCCCATATTCATTATTTCAGATACTTTATCAGCATAAGCATCTGATCTCTTTATTTTTTCCTCTTGCCTTCTTCTTTCACGCCCTGCTAACATTCCTCCTACCAGACTATTTGCTAAACTACCCCAAGGAACTCCTAAAGCGGACTCTCTTGTGTAGGCCTCTATCGGAGTTTGTGATTGTTGCAATAACCTTGCTAATAACTCCTTATCGAGGTCTGTTAATATTGGTCGTCTTTTTGGTGGTGCTAATGTTGGCATTATACTGTCCTAATTTTCATTTTATCCAAAACCTCCACCTGCTGCATATCCTCCTGCTAGATTTCCTAACATACCCATTCTAGCTCCGTAACCCGCCATTTGTTGTCCATATCTATTCATGGCATCAGCTCCTGCTGCTTGTGATGCTGCAAATAATGGTGGTGGGGCTATAGAAGTACCAGGCACACTTAGACCAGTCGTTGCTGTCCCTAACCCTGCTGCCCCTATACTTGGAGAGCCTGTCAAGGTAGCAAGTTCCTCCATAGGCAATCTTCTGCCTAATAATGCTTCTGATAATGCTTGTTGTCGAGCTTGATTTTGCATTTGTTGCATCATAGTTGCTTCCGCTAATTGTCCTTGTCGCATAGATTGGGCTTCTGTTGCCAAACCAGTTCGCATACGCTGTCCTTCGGCTATAGATTGTTGAGCCAATCCTGTTAATGCGTCTGAATGAGCCATTTCTAATCGGTTCATAGCATCATTATATGCAATTGAGTTAGGTGGCAATCCAGAATTAATTAACTGCGTATGTAATTGTGTTTTTTCCATATCTTGTGCTGGTTTTAATCTACCATACGCCCTATTATAATAGGAGGCTTCGCTACGAGTAGCATAGTCCCCTAAATCATCAGTTGTCGCTAATGGAGTAAATCCTGTTGTATCTATTCCTGCTTGATAGGCAGGTAAAGTTCCAAAATCAAATCGTCCAGAAGGTAATTCATCTAATCTTTGCCCCGCTACATCTAAATATTGTCCGCCTATTTGTGCTTGTTGTTGTCTTTGTGTTTCATATTCAGGTCGCAGAGAATAATCCGCCTGAAATCTGGGCTTTTCTGCTGTGCCTACATCCGTCCATCTTGTTATGTCATACGGGCTGAAAATATCAGGGCGGTTCATAGTTCCTTCTACAATAGCGGTTTCCACATTTGCTGCACCTTGGGCTCTTGCTGCTCCTGTATAATCTGGAGCTGGTGGTGCTTTTGGAGGCTTAAAAATATTAGCTATAAATCCCATTATAATTCCTTTCGTAATAATATTGCTTTTTTGTTATATCCGTCTAATGCTCGTTCCCAACCTTTTCTACCTAAAATATCAATATATTTATAATTACGCTTTTTTGCGTACTTTTCAATTCTTTTTGTAATTTCTTTAATATTTTCTAATTTTCCCCCACCTATCCCTATGCGTAGAATTTCACCTTGATGAGAAGTAATAATAGCACTTTCTTTCTTGGTAAAGAGCTTATATTCCCCTGTCTTAAGCATTTCTTCTAGTTGAACCCTTGTAATTTCACCTATACCTTTAATGGCAGGTTCTAGTATTTTCCATATTTTATCGGTAATAAACATTATAAACCACGCCCTATTTCAAACATAATATCGGTAGAGTGCCATTTAACTGATTGTAGTTTTGTGCTAGTGCGTATTCTAATAGCTGCATTCCAACCTATATCCGATACACTTCGCCATGATTGAGAAGTAGAAATAGTACCACCCCAACTTGCTACATCCCAAGTAGCTTCATCCCAAGTTGCACCTGTAGTTGTAACCGCACTTGGCGTATAAGAAGTAGTACCATCAGCAAAATCAACATCAAATCCTATGCTTACAGGCAAAGAAGCATTACTACCCATAACAGGTCTGATAGCTGTAAATCTTTTGGGAGAACCTCTCCCTCCATAATAAATAAAAGCGGTTTTTGCCGATGCTTCTATATTTGCATCCGCATCATTATCACCATTGTCCGCTTGATAAATTTTTGTATCTCCCCCAAAATATAATACTCCGTTTAATAATGCCCAACAATACGAATTTTGACCTGAAAATTTACCCCAAGCTCCCGTATTAATATTAACAGCATATTGGACAAAAGAACCACTATCACTATCAGGAACATTAAATAAACCATACTGACCTTTGGGGTATAAAATAGCTTCCCAACCAAAAGTAGAGCCGAAATTATTAACCGCAGGAAGAATACTTCCGCTTATTTTATCGGAAATAGCTTTTGCAGGTGCGTTTTCGCCTGTTACTAAAGTTTGTGATAAAGGCATAAATCCTGCTTCAGTAATAAGAATTAAGTCTGAATTAACATTAATTAAACATCTTTTTCCTATAGGACGAGATAATTTAAAAGTACCAACTAAGCTCCATTTTGTCGCATCACTTGGATCAGAACCCGTATAAATTACCGCTTCCCCGTGATTAGTTAAAAAGACGATATAATCATCGGGCCCACTTCCACCATCCCTAGTCCATGTTCCTATGGCTTGGATATAACCACCCATATTAAAAATACTTCCCAAATTAAAAGTTGATACTGTTCCTGCTACACTATTAATGGGTAAATAACCAAAATTTAAAGAATTATTAATACAGAAAAATAAGCGTTCCTTAAATACACAAAGATTGTTAATAGTAGAACCCGTTACTCCACTCAAAGTAGGGGTTACCCATGATGTTCCGTTATAATGTCTAGGTGAATCAGCACCATTGACTATAAATAAAAAGCTACCGCCTGAAGTCGTAAAATTAACGTGCTGCCATTGTGCATTACTTAATGATGTAACAACAGCACTTCCTATTGCTCCAGCGGAAGTAGCATCATAAATGTTTGCCCCACTAGCTGCAAATAATTTGTTCGTAGAACCAGAAGAATAAGGCATTAATGATTGAACTGAGCTTGGTAATCCTGTGGCATGAGAAGTGTAGCCATTCCTTACGCTTACATCCGTAGAGCCAGGAAAAAAGTTTTCCAAACGAATAGCATCTTGTTCAGGCATCATATCCACCGCATCCCTTGTGTTTAATCCACCAATAGGTGCTGCTATAGATGTACTTTGTCCTGTGGGTTGAAATGGCATTATGCCCTTCTCCTTAATAATTGAGCCAACATTGCTAATTCTTCTTCCTCTGTTATATCGTTTTGTAATCCTCCATACATATTAGGCTCTCCACCTATTCTTCCTACTTCCCTTCTAGAAACAGTATATTGCGGTAAAGCCATTATATCTGGAGCTACATAAGTATTGCTTTTTGGTTTCCAAGTACTTTTATTGGCTTCTTCTTTTTCTATGTCCCTTATAACAGGATCAGGTTTTTCTTCTCCTTCGGTTTGTCCATAGGTAGTGCTAGGATAATATTCTGTTTCCCTTAAAATTCTATCTACCAAACTTCCCTCTGGATCATAAGATTTATTTAATAAACTTTGGGCTATATCCTGCAAACTCCCTGCTTCAGGATATTTACCAAAAATTTCATCCCAATACGCCATTTACCAATTTCCTCTCAATCCAACATTCCAATAATTTTCATCTTCGTATGGGTTTTCTCTACGCCCTAAACGAGCATCAAAATTCCAATTATCATTTATAGGGTAATTTGCACCAGCATATATATTTCGATTTTCACCAAAATCTGT